CTAGCGGTACGCGTTTTTGGCCTCTGCCAGCCACCCGCTATGCACGCCGCCGGTCCCGCGCGGCTTGCGGGCGGCGACCAGATCGAGCGGACGGTCGAAATGCAGCCCGGCGGCGGTGTCGGTCACCCATACCATATCGGCTTCGCAGGGCTGAGCCATGCCAACCGCGACCTGAACGCGTATGTTCGCGCGCAGATTGCCATCATGGTCGACCCGCGCGCCGGAGGTCGAGATGTTGCGGACGCGATGTTCGGAGACATTGCCGCAGTCATCGACAATGGTGGCGCGGATCATCACGCTGGAACGGGTATCGGGCTGGCGCTTGTCATCCTGTGACATGGGATCGTGGATAGCCGGATCAGGGTTAAGATCGGGTATAAGGTGGAAACAGGCCGTTGACGGCACCGCCAATCTGCCTAAAAGCGCCGCATTCCGCGCGTGGGCGGTTAGCTCAGTTGGTAGAGCATCTCGTTTACACCGGGAATCGGGTGTGCGAAAAAATGGCGGAAATGCTAGGCTTTCTGCGATTTCTCATTTGGCATTTCGGGAATAGTTCGGGACTCCGACGCCTCCAGGGCGTTGCGGATGTCGTCGTCCAGGACGTGGGCGTAGCGCAGGGTTGTTTTTAGCGAGCGGTGTTTGAGCGCTGCTTTTGCCGCAGCGAGGGAGCCGGTGGCCCGGACGATGCGGGTGCCGCGTGTGTGGCGCAGATCGTGGAAGCGGAATGCCTCGATCCCTGCCGCCGTCTTTGCCGCCGCCCATGCGCCGCGCAGGGCGGTTGCCGACATGGGGTAGCGTTCGCCCTTGATCCGCGCCGGTTGCTTTCGCCCCCGTTTGTCGATGAAGCCGGGGCGGGTGCGTTCGGCGACATAGGTGAAGACGAAGGGACCGCATTTGGGCTGTCGCCGGACGATCGCCGCGAGGCCGGTGGTGAGCGGACGGCGCACGGTGTCGCCGCCCTTGATCCGGGTCTGTGCCTGCATCGCCGACAGATCCACGTCCGCCCAGCGCAGGCCGATGACCTCGGCCCGCCGCCATCCCGATTTCAGCGCAAAATCCACGACGTCTACCATGTCCGCGCGCAGATCAGCGAAGAGGGCCGTTTCCTCGTCCCCCGACAGCTCGCGCGGCGGCGTCTCCGCGACGCGCAGGCGGAGTGCGCGCCAGTCCGGCATTTCGCCGATATCGAACCGCGCCTTTTCAGCGTGCCGCCATACGGCGCGGGCATTGTCGAGTTCGCGGTTGATGGTGGCATTGGAGCGGGTGGCGCGGCGGCGGGCGACATGTTGCTGCAGATCCCGCTGGGTCAATTCGCTCAACAGCGCCTTGCCGCCCAGTCCGGCGATCAGATCGGCGAGCATGTAGCGCACGGTCGGCCAGCTGGTCAGGTGTTCGGCATGTTCGGCATAGAGGCCGCAGGCTTCGTCCAGGGTGATCGGTGGGCGGGTCTGTTGCTGCATGATCGCGGCGTGGCGCTGTTTCGCCTCAAACGCCGACGCTTCGCGTTTGGTCGCCATTCCGGTCGAGCCGTAATAGCGCCGCCCCTTCCACACGAAATCATAGTGATACCAGGGCGACCCCTTGGGCCGGTAAACGCTCATGTCCCGCGATTCTGCCTTTGTGAAAACGGGATGATATCAGCGCCGGGGCGATTCGCCTTCCCCCGCCGACCGCGTGCGATCGGACGGGGCGTGGCGGTGGATTCGGGGGTGATGCGTGCGCGATCGATGAACGCCTGAATATCCGACAGATCGTAGAGGATGCGCCCGCCGCAGCGTGCGGTCGGAAATGCCAAGCCGGGTTGCCGCCTCTGTCTCGGTCAGCAGCATGGGAGCTGTCATGCCGCCGCTCGTTGTGGGCGAGTGGCGCGGGCCTGTTGGTTGACGGCGTGGATGGCGGCGATGCGGGGCCATGCGGCCCATTCGGGACGGTGCAGGGCGTGCCACCATGCCAGACAGATGGCGAGGTTGGCGGTGCGGATGCGCGCCGGGTGGTCGGGGCTGGCAGCGGCGATGCGGGTCGCGGCGGCAGCGATGGCGGCGGTTTCGCGTGTCAGTTCGTGCGGCCATGCGCCGTAGCGGGCGCGCCAGTCCAGTTCGGTCGCTGGCAGGTCGTCGCGCGCGGCGACGCCTGCCCAGATGTCGGCCAGTGCGCTGGCGAGGCGGGCGCGGTTTGTGGCTTGTTCGGGGGTGTAGGTGCCCTTTGCCACATCGCCGGGGTCGCGCCGGGCTCGATCGTCGCGGATCTGCGCGGCGAATGCCGCCAATGCTGCCCAGTCGTGGCGCAGATGGGTGTCGGGGGGCGTCATGGACGCAAGCCCGCCCGGCAAAAGGGCGAGGCGCATCGTAGCGCGGCCTGTTGGGTGACGGTCAGATCACATTGTTCGCACCACAGCTTTTCGCGATCGGGCCGACCGTTGCGGGCGCGTTCGCGTGCGGTGTCGGCGGCGGCGATTTCCGCGAGGGTGCGGTGCTCGAAATAGGGGAAGCGGCGCGGGGCCGCGCGGGCGGTCATCACGCCGCCTCCTGTCCGAGCGCGGCGGCAGCGGCTTCGATGCGTTGGCGGGCGATGGCGAACCATTTCGGGTCGCGCTCGATGCCGGTGAAATATTTGCCCGCGCGGATGGCGGCGACGCCGGTGGAGCCGGTGCCCATGAAGGGGTCGCAGACGTTGTGACCGGCGATGTTGGCCATGATCTTGTTCATCAGGTCGTCGGGCTTGGTCGTCGGATGGCCGAAGCGGGCGGGGCCGCGTGGGGAGGCGATGCGGCTGACGCGCAGTTTGTCGGCCATGTCGCCCTGGGGATGATGGCCGCGTTGCCAGGCATGGACGTAGAACTCGACGTCGGGGCGATAGTGGCGGTTGGCCACGGGCTGGGGGTTGGTTTTCTGCCACACGCACAGGGCGTGGCGGTGGAAGCCGCCCTTCATCCGATCGAGCAGTTCGGCGAGCTGGTCGTTGTGCGCGAAGACGATCGCCGACCCGCAGAGCAGCGGATTGACGATGCTCATGTCGAAGCCGCGATGCAGATCGAGGCGAATGAGTTCGTCCATCATCGGGCGGCGCTTGCGATATTCGCCGCCGCCGGATGCCTTGATCAGATAGGGCGGGTCGAGGCAGTCGCAGTCCATGAAGCCGAGCGTCGGGCGGATGGCGTTGGCGTCGCCCAGATACAGGGTGGCGTGGGTGCCGATGGTGACGGTTTGCTGGATCATCGCCATATTCCCCGAATGAAGCCGACGGCGAGGCCGAGGGCTGCGCCGACCGCGATGCTGAGGAGGATCTGGAACAGCGTGCGGCTGCGGATGGCGCGGTGGGCGATCCAGAGGGCGAAGACGAACAGGATCGCCCATGCGAGGGGGTGCGGGAACTCAGCCATTGGACGGCTCCCCCGGAACGGCGTCGTGGAGGATGCCGTCGAGGTGACGGCCTGCAGCTTTTGTGCCGACGCGGAGCGTTTGCGACCAGTAGTTTGGGCCGAACCTGTCGTCGTCGGCATACATCGGCTCGTAATCATCTTCGGTGCAGTCGAAGAGAAACCGGCCATCGCGGGCCACCCACCCGATGCGGGCGCTAGGAACCGGGATCAGGTCCGATCGACGCGGGCAGCATTCGCCCCATTGTTTGAAATGGAAGGGCGTGCCGGTGCTGGCACATTGATCGCGGAGCGCGCGAAACCAGTCGGGATGGCTGGGGCGGGCGTGTTTGCCGCTCTCGCCCCCGGTGATGACGAATGCGAATTTCGGCTCGCCCCGCCCGCCCAATTCTGGGCGATGATGCTCGCGTCCGTCGGGATATCGATCGACGCCCCACAGCTCGCCGGTCAATCCATTCGCCCAAGTGAGACATGCGTCAAAGCGGTCATCGCCGCCGGGGTGTCCACCGTCGATCTGATCTACATATTCGCCGATGCGATCGAGCCGAAGCGGGCCGCGCAGCGGTTCGGCGGACAGGAACAGAGGCCAGTCGAACAAGGTAAAAGGATCGCTTAGCGCCTGATATCGCTGGTCGAGGCGGGCCTGATCCTCGGCGGTGATTCCGAGCATGATGTTGGCTGGTTGGCTCGCGAAGCCGCGATCGAGGCGGTGCGGGGCCATCCGTACGACATTCTGAGGCCGTTTGGTGAGCAGCATCCATGTGAGGTTTGGTGTCGCATCGATCAGCCGCCACAGATCCTCGCGCCATGCCGGGGGCACCTGATTGTCGAAGACGTCGGCCAGGCTGGCGCAGAAGACGCGCAACTGCACGCCAGCGGCGGCGGCGATGCGATTCCAGCGGAGGGGCTTCGCCCAGGTGGAGGGGGCGGTTCGGCGGCGTTCGGCGTTTGGCCCCCATGCGATACCGAGGCGGTTGGTCGCCAGCGTTTCGGCATAGCAATTGTCACAGGCCGGGCTGATTTTGGTGCAGCCGATCCACGGGTT